CGTCCAGTGATCGCACCACCAACACCAGCTGCGAAGTATTCACCACCTTGTGATGTCTCCCAACGTCCTGCTGCTTTTGAGTCTTCTTGTAGAGTTGTTTTAAAAATTTTAGAATAATCTTCTGAGTCGATTAGGTTCTTTGCCTTACGACCAAATCTTATTGCGAGTTCTCCTGTGTGCGTTGCTTGAATGATCTTGAGCCTTGGCTCACGGCCCACCATCCATGCTGGCAAAAGATAAGATGCAAATTCAGATTTCGTATGCCTAGGAGGCATGTTAATGATTAATCGATTTATTTCACCGGTTGCAAGTTTGTTAAATTTTTCAGCAATGTGCCTGTGGTGGGACCCCTCTATGAAATCAGGCCACATGCATTTTACAAAACTTAGAAAATCATTTTTAGCTTTGTTCTGTATCTTTTTTTCTGCGTGTAATACTTGCAGTTGTTTAAATTGTTTACGAATATCTGCA